CAGCGTCCCCCGTGTCGATTGTTATTTATGTTCGAGCAACTGTAGCCGCGTCTCGTGGTCGTTGAGCGTGTCCTCGCTGCGCTCGATCTTGTCCCACATCTCGTTGTGCTCCTTGGCGTTTCCGGCGTCCATGCGGTCAATGCGCGCCGTCAGCGCCACGACTGCGTCCGTGTTTCGCTGGATGATGGTACTCATCCGCCAGCACGCGCCGATAAGCGTCAGCACAAACGCCGCCGCTGAGATCAGGTTTGCAACTGTCATCGTTAGCCTTCCTTTCTAGGCTCCTCGTAAGTAAGCGCCTGCGCACTGTCAGAGCTGCCTGCCGTCGTTGGGTCGTTCACCACGCCAAGGATGGACAGCAGCGCGAACACTGCGTTGATGATTGCTGCAAGCTGCTGATTCAGAACACCGAAATCCCACTTGTAGCCGAACGGGGCGGCTACCACCTGCACCAGCAGAAGCAGCGCCGGGATCAGCGCCAGCCAGAAGTTCTTGTTGCGAATACGTACTTTCCAGTTAATGTTCATAGGTACTACCCCTCCATCACTTGTTTTCGTCGATCATCCGCTGACAGACAATCATAGACCGCAGCGCGTCCGCGCTGACGTTCAGGTCGCCCCCGCCGACACCGCGAAGCGCGCCGCGGTCGATCAGCTTCTGCGTCTCCTCACGCGCCCATGTGGGCACGTCGTCCAGGCTGTAGTAGCGCGGATTGCGTGCCTCGGCATAGCGCATGCCGATAATCGCGCCGCGCACGACATCTTCAGAGATGTCGATGGCTCCATTGCCAGTGCCTTTCAGAGCGCCAGCATCCATCAATTCCTGAACCTCACTTCTGTACCATTCAGGGACGTCATCAATCGTCTTGTACTTTACCATGTTTTCATCCTCCTCATCGTTATCGTTCTGTTTCAGCATCTCCTTAAACGCCGTCCACTGCGCCGGGTCGTCCACCCACGGCATGGGGCAGCGCTTGCCCGTCACATCGTAGTGCCGCAGCACGTGCTCCGTGTCGATGCCATAGCGCTGCATGATCTCCCGCGCCAGCGCCGCGGCGTTTGCCACGGTCTCCGGCAGGATGTAGTAGCTGCCGTCGGCGCGCTTGCGGCTGCACATCTCAATGCCGATGCTGTTGGCATTGCGGCACTCGGGGTGCCAGTACGCCCGCGCGCCGCAGTGCCACGCCGTGTCGCACTCGCGCACGGACTGCATCGCGCCGTGCTCGTCGCAAAAATAGTGCGCGCTGGCCTGCAGGCCGCCCACGCGGTGGTAGTAGTCGCAGTTGTTGCGCGCGGTGTCACCGTTGTTTGCCGTGTAGTGCATCACAATGTACCGCACCGGCTGCGTGCGCCCGGCGCGGTAATTTGACGGATCGCAAGAAACAAATTCCATCAGCTGTTACCTCCTTCATCTCTGCATCTCATCAATCCGATGCTGTAGGGCATCCTGTAAAATCAACAAGAGGCTCTTTTGAGACTTATATGATTTCTTCGTTTGTAGTAACAATTACATTTTCCAGCGTGTCGTAGAGCACGATTGAAAAATAGGCTGCGCCATTTGAACTGTCGAATTTAAAATCGGCAACTCCATTGGCAGCATTAAAGTTTATAACAGGCCCTTCTTCGCCTTTTTCGAGATTGGCCAAAGATGTATATCCGACTCTGACTTGGGTTCGGTCAGACTTGAAAAACTTGATAGATTGATATGACACATCAGTGTTCCCTTTCCATCGAATACGCACGACATCACCCTTTTTGACCGGGAGCAAGCCCGTGATATTCGTCCCTGAGTGTGCAACAGGTGCACCGCTGCTGCTATTGTATCGCATATTTTTATACATAGGCGTATGCCCGATGACGTTGCCATCCATGTCAATCGCGGCATCAAGCAGGTTTGTATATGCTGGGGCTTGGGCTACAGCGGTTGCCGTGATAACAATATCGCCGATCACCTCTGGAATAGCTATGACCCCATCTTTGTAAAATGTGGACACGTCCTCACCTCCCATCATGATTTTTACATTACTGACTTCGCACCCCGTGTCGGCAGTTATCGCAGTACAATAAGACTGCCCGTCGATGACATACGCGCGTGGGTTGCTACTTGTGCATTTTGTCAAAGCGACCCGTACAGCTCGCCTCAGCACGTCCGTGCTGCCACGCAATACAGCAGCAGTCACGTCCTTCCCGCCCATCGTCACTTTGATGGATTCAATCAATTTGCCGTTCGTGGGAGTGATGCTTGCTACGAACGGCTGGTACTGCTGCACAGATGCCGCTCCGTTGCTGACTGTGACATCAGTGAGTGTTTTTGTGATGCTGTACGTTGCGATATCTGCCGTCACTGTCTCCGGCGTCCCGTCGATCATAGCTGCTCGGAAAGCGTTGATTTTTTCGATTGTAATGCCGCACGACACCATAAAATTAACCACCTTATCGCGGAATGTCGCACCAGGATAGGCATTCAAGTAGTTAATCTCGCGCGTCCACGGCGTTTCGTTCCTGCGACGGGCTTCCGCATCTGTGCTGACGCCAGAATTAAAACTCGAGAGTTCGTAATCCTTATCACAGTCGGATTGTGATACCCCAAGTATCGCTTCGCACAGCAGAGCGACCACGCCCGTTCGATCTGCGCCCGCAGAGCAGTGGAAGTATGTCGGCTTGTTTGCGATGACATAATCGAAGAGCGGGTCGAAGATCGCCTTGATATTCCCGCTTGACTTCTGATACGCAAGGTCGTTCCATGTCATATCAACCCACAGCATATCTACGGTCGGTCCAAAGCCACTTTCTGTCCTGCCGTTCAGTTCAGACGCAAAACGCAGGTCAATTTCCTTGAGGATTCCGAGCATATCAATCGCCTGTTGTCTGCCGTCATCGGTCAGATATCCATACATCTCGCCGCCCCTGAAGAGCAGCCCGTACTTTACCATGCCACCATCGCAATCCCAGCCTCCAAGATCGCGCACGTTGCCCACGTTCAGCAAATGAATCATGCGGCACGCTCCGGTCGGTTTAATGACGCCCTGCTGGATAACTTTTCCGTCAACAAGCAGCGCAAAAGTTGATATCGAGCCCGGTGTGCAGTTATAGATTGTGATTGCTCCTGCGCTGACCGGCTGCGAAACACTGTTACCTGTGTACCCGTCCACGATTGTCAGCGTTCCGGCGGACTTCATCACAATGTCTACGCCAACAGGTCGGTTTGCGCTCACTGTCGTCACATATTCGGGTATCTGCGAGACAGCGTAGTCCGAGGGGTTGTAAGTGACGTTTTTCAGATACCTGTCTACCTCTGCGCGGCACTGGTCAAATGTGTACACTTCGGTTTCCACTCCGGTGTTCAAGCAGCGCCTCACAGCATCGCCCATCTCCGCGACTTTGTATTTCGTTGCAGTGCCATTTTTCTCGCGGATAGCTGCTGCAATGTCCTGTACGGCGGTTTCTTCGTAGAGCTTTTTCATCTCAGTAGCTCACCTCCGTGCCATCAGGCAGGGCGGCTATGACGCTGTTGACAATCTCCTGCTTATCAGCTGCCGTCCAATAGTCCGTGCCTCTGACAGGGGTCTTGCCGGGCGTGCCGGGGTCACCCTTTGCGCCGGGGTCGCCCTTGTCCCCGCGGAACGCACCGGAGTCCTTTGCCGCCTGCAGCGCCGTGTTCACGGCCGGGCCGAGCGCGGCGGGGGAGACCTTCGCGTCCCACGCGGCGGCCCGCGCGGCCGTGATGCCGTCGAGCACGCCCTTGTTTTCGTGCATGTGCCGGGCGGCGGTGTTTGCGGCGATCTGCGCCGCCGCGCCGGGGGTCACGGCCGCGGTACCGTTCGTGCGCTGATACCACTTGGCGTACTCGTCGAGCGCCGCGTTAAAGAGCATCATGCTGTCGGCGTAGTGCGCCGTCTCGTGCGCGGCGTAGTCGCACATGGCGATGACGTAGTACACGTACAGCCGGTCGAACGGCGCGGGCACAAGCAGCACGGTGCTGCGCGCGGTGTCCGCGTCATAGGTGATGCACGCCTCGGGCGCAGTGCCGAGGATGCGCGTCTGGATCATGCTCTCGCATTCGTTGAGCCACAGCAGCTTTGCCGCGTCGTCCCATGCGTTGGGGCAGATCGTGTCGATGCGCGTGAGCGCCTGCTGAAGCGTCGCCATGGTCAGAGCCCCAGCGCGCCGCTCTCGGCGGCAAAGCGGGCGGTCTCGCGCTCGATGAGCGCGCCGGTGCGCGCGTCCTGCGCCTCACCCTGGGCGAGCACGAGCGCGAAGCGGCGCGGGATGATCACGTCCTCGCCGCGCGGGATGCGCACGGTCTCGCCGTTGACGGTCACGACCTTGTCCTCCTTGTAGCTGCCGTTGTCGCGGAACAGACGCACGGTCACGGGTTCGCTCAGCCAGGCCTCAGCGGCGGCGCGGTCGGTCTTTTTTCTGGTTGCCATAGTTGTTTCCTCCTTGTTGTAGGTGCGCCTCCCGCCGCGCGGGCGGGAGGCATGGGGTGGATTTCTTTACTCGGTGTAGGTGCTGCAGGTCTCGATGCGGCGGATAGCGCTGTCGTCGAGACGCACGGCGACCTTCGTGGCCTTCCAGCCGACGCTTGCGCGCTGGTTGAGCGGGTCGCCCGTGCCGGCAGAGCCGAGCTGCTTGACGATGTGCTCCAGACCGCCGCCGGTGATCTCGGTCGTGCCGTAGCCGTCGGCGCCGAGCACGAGCGTGACGTACACGTCGCGGCC